GGTGGCTTTGGTGTTACATGGCGTCTTCAGAATGCTCAGGTGTTCGCACGTGCGCGTATTACGGCGGCTGATATCTTCAGCGCTGAGGACGACGAGGATGCTACTCCTGCAGCTGCAGGTGCTCCGGTTGAGGACTCTCAGCCTGTGGAGAGCGAGCGTCCGTCGACTCCTGTGGAGCAGCCGACGACTTCTGTTCCTCCTGTTGCTCCTGCTCGGAAGCGTCGGGTCGCAGCGTAATCTTCTCATAGATCACAAAATCATCATCTAAAAACAAAATAGAAAATTGATTAAAATCCAAAATAGAAACTGATGCCTGGTGACAATTGTCGCTAGCCATTAGCGATTTTTTGTTACATTTTTCACATGTGTATAAATCTGGTTTATTGATCATCATTTCTGGAGTCATTAATAGAACGCCGCTGTTCAGGGCTTGGAGTGACACTGTCTTGAAATCTGTATCAAGGCAATCTTGATATGCTTCATTAGATAATTTTGACCACAGCGTTGTACTAGTACATTTCCACGAATCGTCTTGAAAAAGAGTAGCATATGGATTATCATAGAACCAAAGCGACTTGAAGATAACCCGATCATCTGGATCGTGCTCTGCTAGTCCGATTCGCTTTGAGTTATCATCGTATAACCAGTAGACATTAACATTATGTTCGAGATATTCGGGATCCACAGATCCACGATATACATCCTTTCCATCATACGACCATTGATCTGCGTCAATATCTAAGTCATGTTCTACTATATCGGATGACAGATTTGTATATATCAACCCTTTGCGAAGTATTGAAAACATTTAGTTAGTTAAGACAGAATAACTAACTAAATGCCACGCACGATAAGAAGTGATGTAGATGGTAAGATTTATGAACTAATGAGATTCATAGTACGATGTAATATTTGCAATGATTCAATTGAATCAATATCCCAAGATGAATTGATTAAGTGTGTATGTAAGAATCTTATGATACGGGGAGGTGTAGAAGGTGATAGGTTTATATTTTGTTTACACGATCTTATAACAGATCTCTCGAAATGGAAATTAATCGAATGATATCTTCACTCTAACATCATGTTTTGCTATTGACTTAGTAGCAGAATTTGATAGTTCATGACGTTTCTTACGAGGCATACTTTCCTCCTTTTGTTCATGAAGGCGTGCTTCCATATCATCATGAACAGCTTGGTGATTTCGCTCTAAGTAGTCAAGAATATCATCAGTGATTGCCCATTCGAAGAAGTTTAATTGACCTACAGTTGTATTCATATCATGAAATGCGATTCGCTTCCACCTACAGAAAGGATCGAACATCTTCTTACTGTAGGCTTTGAGGTGTGACTTGTACGAAAGGTAGACTATCACGTGTTTTTGCGCGCGGCTCAAGTATGCGATGTTCCGTCTATAATAGATTTCACCTTTTCGAGGTTCTGGGGGTTTGCATAAAACCGCTCTAGACGATATAATACCCATTGTTCTTGGGATTGAATTTGTTGTGTCATTAAGTAACTTAAATGCTTACATGTAAAACGAAATTCAACTAATCTGGTCTACTTAAATGTAACGTAAAATGTATATTCTAACATTTGTACATCGCGCACATTCAAGTGGAGACCAAAGCATCTCAACAAAGAGTTTTGATACTCTAGAAAACGTATCAAAGTTTCTTCAAGATGAGTGGTACGACGATCAGTTTGAAGATTGGGATGAAGATGACATGACTTGTAAACAGCCTACAAAGGAGGACTTCACAGCAAAAAAGCTAGAGACTAAGTTAGGAAAGAGGCGCCAAGTTGAGCTATTTGGTCCATACAGTAAATTTTGTTGCCTTGTACCAGAGGAGGTAATACTTACATCAGAATCTAAGTAAGGGTATTCACGCAAAACGAATATAATGAAGTAAGTAGATTTTTCCATAAATGGAACTCGAAGAGAAAGTCAAATCACTCATCGCTCAATACGGGCAGAACGACCAACGGACAGATGCGTGGCATCTTAAGCGAGGCGAAATGCTGACAGCCTCTGAAATCTATAAAGCCCTACCTGATGCTACTCCTGCTCAAAAGCATGAGATCATGATGGGTAAGTTAGTTCCTCGTCCACGCACAGAAGGACCTGGACCACGAGCGCTTGTTTGGGGCACACGGTTTGAGCCAATCGCAAAAGACATCTATTGCCGACTATCCGACTTTCCAATGGAGATTGTAGATACAACATGTATTCCTCACCCTACGGTTTCATTTCTTGGAGCATCACCTGATGGAATCATTCTAACAGAAGGCATTCGTCATGGACGTCTTGTTGAGTTCAAGTGTCCTATTTCTCGTTCATTTTCAGATGATACTCCTGTACCACACCCATACTATCACCAGATGCAGCTTCAGATGGAATGTACTGGAATGGATCTATGCGAGTACATTGAGTTTCAATTTAAGACACCATCATATTCAGAATGGGTAGACTCCAAGTCAGACTACAAAGGATTTTATGCAGTATCTGATGATGAGATTCAAGTAAAATATAAAGATCTTTCTGATACACGTGATCCTGCTACATGGCGTCGTGAAGTTCTAGAAACGTCTGATGATTGGAATCTAGTATATTGGACACTTGAGAAATATCGTATGAAACTTGTAGAGCACGAGAAAGATTGGCTTGAGAAGAACCTCCCAAGTATCACTCAGGTATGGACTACTATCATGGATCATCGGACGAATTTTACATTACCTGAGCATCCTAAGGAAAAGACAACTTTAACGTTATAATCGTGACATATTTAAATGAGAATTGGATTGTGTATGATTGTAAAAGATGAAAGTCATATAATTCACGAATCATTGCGATGTACCCTTCCTTTAATCGACACATATTGCATTGTTGATACCGGATCTACCGATAATACAATTCAAAAGATTAAAGATTTTTACGATGCTAAAAGAATTCAAGGCGAGGTTCATCAACGTCCATGGAAAAATTTTGGACATAATCGTTCTGAAGCTCTACGCTTATGTGATGGAAAGATGGATTATGCATTGGTTATTGATGCGGATGATCTTATAGAGTTTCCATCGAATGCAAAGGATACCATCAGTGATATTTTAAGCAAAACTAATCCTAATTCCTGTAATATTTTGATCAAGCAAGAAACAATTGATTATTGGCGTGGACAGATTTTTAAATGTAATGATGGATGGGGGTATGTTGGAGTGCTTCATGAGTATCCGTCGAATAAGAAACCAAATAATGTAAAAGTTGACTTGCCTCGTGATATTTTTATGATTAGTCGTAGATTAGGTGGTCGCAGTTTGACTGGAGACAAGATAAAGCGTGATATTGAAGTCTTAACGCAAGGTTTAATAGATGAACCCGATAATGATCGGTATGTCTTCTATTTAGCTCAATCTTATAAAGATAGTGGAGATTCTCTTAATGCCCTAAAGTATTACAAGAAACGCTATCACATGGGACGATGGGCGGAAGAAGCATGGTTTTCCGCGTATCAAGTCGGAATGATGCACAAAAATCTTGGCAATATTCACAAATTTGAGTATTGGTTACAAAAAGCTCATGATATGAGACCTTGGAGATCTGAACCAATGTACCACCTTACACAGTATTTCAGAATTAATGGAAAACTTCACAAGGCATATCAATACTATAAAATTGGTTCACAGATTAAATATCCATCCCAAGATGTTCTGTTTGTAGAAAAGTTACCATACAATAGCGGATTTGCGTACGAGAAGACGATTATAGATTACTATGTTCACGATGATAAGAACGTTGGGCTTCGTGATAGTTTTAATTATCTTCTACAACACTCTGAACACGTTGAAAATGTAGTTTCAAATTTGAAATTCTATGTTCAACCAATTCGATCTGTAAAAATTCCTCTTTCAATTACTTCAGTGTTTGGAGCGAATTTTAGACCGTCTGCAATTTCCGTGTATGAATATCCAAATGTAAATATTCGCTTTGTAAACTACCTTCCTCCAACCAATGGCGAATACAAAACAAAAGACGGATCAAATACCCAAACAAAAAATGCGAGCTATAATTTGGAAACAAATGAATACTCAATCATCGCGGATAGTACACCGCTATTTGAATCTTCAGTACAAGGTTTGGAAGATATGCGAGTCTATAAGCAAGACAACGTTCTATTCTATACTGCCTCAAATTATTATGAGTATGAAAAAGGTAAGATCAGTATCGTACACGGAAGATACGGAGGAGAGCCTACACTAATTAATTCTCCAACCAATTCACATTGCGAAAAGAACTGGCTTCACGTGCCAGATACAGATAAGTTTATTTATAACTGGTATCCGTTACAGATTGGAACGATAAATGGAAATGAGTTTACTGTCACAACGACAATAGACACTCCTAAATTATTTAAATTATTTCGCGGTTCTGCACTGGTTAAGCATAATTCAAAGCTTATTGCGCTAGTTCATTTATGTGAGTATTCTAAACTAAGGCACTATTA